TCAACGGTGATCGTCCTCACACTATCCTTCCGGGTAACCTTACTGATTTCCCTGGTTTTACTCATTGCCTGTATCCTTAGCTGATTCTCCTTAAGCTGTATCGTTTGGTTTACAACCTCTCCCTGCAGCTGTGTAATAGACTTAATGTATATATTACCCAAGCTATCACACTTTAGCAGAGCCGTTACAATAGAAGAGTCGGGGGTACCGGGTTTATCCTGGAAAGAATTATATGTGTTTACTGAAGTGTAAACCGTGTCATGAACAATAACCGGATCCGACACCGCTAACCGGTGTGAACAGCTACCCATCACCCCCGAAGAGATGATGAGCAGTACTGTTAATATCCTGGCTATTCCTTTCAAGGCTTCGCTTAGTTTACAATCTGAACGAGAGCAACTACACCTTTACCGTCATTTCTTTTCTTACGACCGCCTGCTCTGATAAGAGCTGAATATACGTCACCGTACATGGTCGGGTTTCCAAGGTCCTCAAACATTTCATGAGAACCAAGTGCACGGATTACCAGATCCTTCTGCCAGAACAATCCGGCTCCGTTGTCTGTAGTTGCTTCAGCAGCTTCAGGCTCATAAGGAACAGGAGTTGCGGTTACGTCATAGCGAAGCACTGTCGGCCTTGGCTCAAGGAAGGTAAATCCGAAGATCTTACCTATAATGCCATTAGCAGCGTCGTACTGTGCAGAGAAATCTCTGTACTGGCTTATGCTCAGCAGTGATGTGAACTGATCGTACATCTCGGCATCAAGTATGGCATACCTGCCATCTGCCGGAACGCCCTGCTGATTCATCAGCTTCTGCAGACCTTTGATGTCATCTATAGTCATTGCTTTCCTGGTACCGGTACCGTAATGAGCGCTTACTGTTGTAGATCCTGTGGTCCTCTTTATTGCACCCGCAATCGTCGGGGCCCAGTATTTAAAGAACCAGTCACCAACCTTTTCCGAGAGAGTAGCCTTTTGCTCACTGATCACCGAGTTGCGGAGGTCATATGAAAGCTCATACTTGTCTGCGTTTGGTATCAGCATAGGATCAGTAGTGAACTCGTCCAGGGAAAAGCTTATATCAACATCAGTACGTTTCATGACTGTTGCGGGAAGCTTCAGCCTGTTTCTTTCTACACTGGGCTTACCTCCTGCGTTAGGTATGTGCACCGTCTTATTTGTCACAAACGCATCAGCGTTCATAGCATGGTTCAGGTGCGGATTAGCCTTAAACAGGTTGCTGACTATATCTCCCAGCCATATCTCTTTCTGCAACGCCATACAGAATACACCTTTAGGTGTTGGAATAAAAGCGATTGCAATCAAACCGATAGCTATAGGCCCGGCGGGTACTTCGAAAGCGCTGGCTAAAGCCACTGAGAATACGATGCTCAGAAGGAGCGCTGTGCAAACCGACATTATAATTTTAAATGCTTTCACGATATTTAGTTTTTTAAGTGATTACTTTATTTGATTATTGGTAAGCCGGTGTAAACGCAACTCCATCAAAGATGAATGTTCTGAATTCCGAGGTAGCTTTTGTTACCACAACGTCTGAAGCATCTGCATCGAACCCTGTTCCGAGAGTGACGGTTCTGTCTGCAGTGTTAGCTGATTCTTTTAACTTGACATGCAATTTTGCACCTTTGGTCAGCTGAGCATCAAGAGTCAGGTTGATTGTCATATCACCCGTAAGCACTCCCGGCTGTAGGAAAGTATCCATCTGTTTCACCGTTACGGCGAGAGTAGCAGCAAACGCAGGTTCCTGTTTGTCCGAAAATGGAAACAGTACCTCATTTTTCTGATCAGAAGCCCCGGCAGGAGCTTTGAAGTTGAAGGATCTGTAGACCCCGTTCGAATCTTTATCGGTATACATGTTTTTTTTATTAAATTTTAAATCTCAATTACATCCACAATGACACTCCCCTTTAGGGGGGCAGGGGGGGCTCTAAGCCTTATTCGGCTTCACTCCGAATTTCCCTTCAAACTTCTCCTCATACAGATCCAGATACTTCTCTTTCACTGCAGCAAGTTTACCCTGCTTGTCAAGCTCGTCCCAGCTCAATTTCTCAAACTGTCCGCGTTCTGTTTCATTACCCTTGCCATTATCAGCAAGTCTGTCCTTAACGCTCTGTCTTACTGGCATTGCAGCAAGGCTAAGCTTTGCACTATCATGGTTCGATTCAAAAAGACTCTCCCACGGTTTGCGCGAATCAGCAGACAGACGGCCATCTTTAACAGCAGCATCCAGAAGTGTAACAGCTTCAGCTTTCCGTGCTTCGCCTTCCTTCTTCACATAATCAGCCAGCTTCTCCTCAGCCTTCAGCTTTGCAGCTTCAGCCAGAGTAAGCGACTCCTGTAATCCAGAGACCTTGGCTAACACCTGGTCCTCTGTCGATTCATCAGACAGTTTAAAAAATGATAGTAATTTTTTCATATTGCTTATTTCAGTTTGTGTAACAGTAGAATTATCAGCGAGCTTCTTTAAAGGTGAGCCTTCGCTATTCTCGGCGAGGTTTATCATCTTATCGTTCTCATCATAAAATACCAATGAAAGAGCATTGTCGTTAGCTCCGATATCACATATCGATGCTTCCTTCAATGTCCATTTAATAGGAGTCTCACAGGTTTGTCCGGGTTTTAGCCACTTGGGATCCTGGCTTGTCTCTATAACCCTCAGTCCGCACGATGCCATTCTTAAGAAGTCATTCTCTACTTTATCCATTATGGCTGCAGCAAACTCATCGTTCTCATCGAACACCGCGTCTGCAAGTAGTTTTTTTCCTTCTATTCGAATGTTATCCCAGTAACCGATCGGAAGTATCTCATCCTTTGTTCCCCTCCATGCACGATTATGCATCCATAACATAACCGGATTCTTTTTAAACTGATCCAGTACTGCTCCTGATAGAGGCAGCCAGAAACCGTAATTATTTAAGCTTTCATCTGTGAGTACAAAGGTTTTCATTAGCGGTTCATCGGTTCATGAATTTTGTTTGTTCAACGTCTTGTGCGTCTCAATTATAAAGCACAAATAAAAACCTCTTTATAATCCTTTGCAAATCCGCTATTTATCATACCGTCATCATAAGCGCATTTATCCCTTTCATGAAATTTAAAATTCCTTTCGTCATTATTAGAGTATAGTTTTGTTCAAAATCATTCACGTATGAAACCCAATCAAAAGAAAGAACTTGCCAAGCTGCTCTATACTCGCGAGAACTTGCTTCAGAATGAAATTGCAGAGCGCGTTAAGGTTTCTCCCCAAACCGTTACTAAGTGGGTGAATGAAAATAATGGAGAATGGAAGCGCCTCCGGCAGAGTCTCATTATCACCAAGCGCGAGCAGCTGTCACGGATCTACGAACAGCTCGATGAGATTACCCGAGCCATCCAGGAGAGAGAACAGGGTAAGCGTTATGCCAGTAATAGCGATGCCGATATTATGGTTAAGCTTACAGCAGCTGCAAAGAACCTCGAAACGGAAGCATCCGTATCCGATATCATCGAGGTCTCTATGAGGTTTCTCAACTGGTTCCGTCCGATCGATCTGGAGAAGGCAAAGGAATTCTCCGGGTATCTCGATAGCTTTATTAAGGATCAGCTTAAAAAGTAAGGTCAATGGGAAAAGGAATCGATAAGCAGGCTAACACAAATTGGGAAGAATACCGCCTGAATCTTCTCAAGGAAACGACCGTCGACATAAATGAAACACAAGCCGAAAAGCTTAAGCGTATTAAGAAACTCGAAGCTGACGACGAAGCCTGGTTTGCGTATTACTTTCCTAATTATTACAAGAATGAACCGGCACAGTTTCATGTTAAAGCCTCAAAGCGCCTTCTCAGTCCGAACGTAATGCGCTGGTATGAGGTTCGTGCCTGGAGCCGGGGGCTTGCCAAAACTACCAGGGCAATGATGGAGTTCATCAAACTTGCCATGACCGGGCGCATCCGCAATACACTTATTATAAGTAACAGCTACGATAATGCTGAAAGGCTTTCAATGCCCTTCAGGATAAATCTTGAAA